TGTTATTTACGTTATTCCTATCTGAACACTGTATAGATACTGTACCCGCTGCTACGTCTACTACTGACGCATTACCATTTACACCGTCTTTGCCAATTATTCTACTGTTAAAAGTAGTTATGTCTGTAGATAGGTTGTTTTTAACTCTAATGACACCTTTAATATGTCTATAGCTAAAATTACCTACAGTACCACTAGACCCGCCTGTCTCTAATCTTGTTACAAACACTTCAAAACCTATTATTGAATTTGCCTGTGTGTTTATATATTGGTTTGCTTGACCGTTTACTAATAAATCAGTAGCTGTATTATCTGTAGTATTTTGACTTAATTGTACTACTGAAAACTGCGGTACATTATCTGTATTACGACCACCATTTGCACCCCCACCTACTACAAATTCACCGTAACGTAAAGCACGACCAAAACCACCTAATACTGTAGCTTCGTTTAAACCGTTATTTAAGGTGTTATTTTTACCTACTACTAAACTATTTCTATTGTACCCTTTAGATTCGTTATCTACACCGTAAATAAGTGTATTTGCTGTACCTGACATTATTTTATTATTGTCACCACGTTTAGTATTTGAAGGTTCTTTTAATTCTTCTTCTAATTGTATCTTGTTTTTAAATGCATAACACGTACCAGTTGAATTATCGAACTTATAGCCGTATGCTTCACATGATATTTGATCTGGTACTATATCATTAGTACCGTCTGTAAACTTTACCCTACCGTCTAATGCTACTTCTTTAGGTTTTATTTTAAATCCTTTTCTAAATTCCATTATCCTATCAATATAAATTCTACATTACTTAATTCGTTCGGTTTATAGTCTATCTTATTAACCCTATATTGTCTATTTTTTATAATTACCTTGTCGTAAAAGTTAAAATTAGACACTTCAGATGGTTTTAAAAACACCCTTAAAGACATTATTCTAGTGTCAGGGTTATATAGTTCATCGTAATATGGTAACCAGTATGTATTAAATAGATTGTCTACAGGTGGACTACCTATATTACCTACCATTTGACCTTGTCCGAAGTTATAATCTTTACTTGTTACTGTAGTAGGTATATCTGTTACGTGTGCAAACTGGCAAAAATTACTCTGATTTTCACTACTTTGACCATTTTGTGGTGGTATATAATATGTAGACGATCCTAAACTAACATTAGTAGTGTGTGATACGTCATACAATATACGTGGTTTATTGTCAAAACCTACAAACGACCCGTCTTCATTACCTTTGTAAATTACAGGTATTGTCATTTCGTTTGTAAAAGCTTCAAATATAGGTTTTATAAAAGTTGATGAAAATGGTGTAGCTTCTATTTTTTGTTCACCGTCTATAATTGTAAAATCTGTAGCGTCTATTTCTTGTTTACCGTAATCGTAACCCGTAGCGTTTTTATATACCCGTAAAGCATAGTCGTCATTTTCTTCTGCGTATTTTATTTCTAAACTCTTTTTTAATGGTAATGGTTTTAGCTTAATTTCTGATATATCTACTTTATCAGTCCAGTCGTGCTGTTCTATATTTATGTATTGACTTAAACTGTCGTCTATAAACACTGACTTATACGGTTCTATAATTAAATTTCTAGGGTCGCTTTTATCTTGTAATATTAAAAGATTAAACATTGTAAATAAACCTTTTATAAATTGCCACTGTCCTAAATCACCACGTTTTGCATTTAATATGTCTGTATGTATTTTATCTGTTACTTGTACGTGCATTGCAAAAGTACCGCCCGCTTGTTTTACTAACGATCCAGAACTTGACTTAGCCTGTACTTCTAGTGTATCTGTGTCATTTAATACTTGTTGAAAAGTACCTTGAAATGTATGTGTAGCACCTGCGTTAATTGATTCTACCGCTAAATCTATTTCGTTTAATTCGTTACCTGAACTGTCTTTGTGTACCCACCTAAACGTGACGTCTCTAGTAGAACTGTCATGATTTTTAATAATTACAGAATAACTTGCACAAGAATGTGTCTGATTGTTTTGTGTAGCTGTAAATTTATGTGTACTAAAATTCCAATTTAACGAACTTGACGCTTGACCGTAAGCTGATGTGAAACCATTTACTTGCAAATTAGTATATGAAGTACCTACTACTGAAGTTGAACCAGTTACTAAGGCTGTATCCATATTACCCTGTGTAGACTCTATTACTGTGTCTGAACCGAAATTAAAATCCATGAATAGACGTGTAAAGTCACTACTATTTAAGAAGTCAGAACTATATGTAAAACCCGCTTCTGATATTATCCTGTCTACTAAATATTTACAACGTAGCCACGGTCTAAATGCGTCTTCTAGTCTTGTTAGTTTAACTTGTCCTGCGTCTAAAAAACTGTTACCATTCCATTTACAAAAAGGATATTTTAAAACGTCTGTTTTGTCTACACCTAAACTAGCAGTATATGCAAAACTATCTGTAGATAGTGAATTGTCTAAGTCTAGTTCACCGTCAAAACTGTTTTTTATTACTGTTTTATTGTAAGTGTGGTTTAACTCGCTAAAATCTATGTCTTTAAATTTCTTTTCTTTTAGTGTGTCAGCTAATGTAATTGTATCGCTATATAAATTTACTGTGTAGCTTATTTCTTCGTCTTTGTCTTTTATTTCTGTTAGTCTTAAATAACCATCGAAAACTGTGTAGCTATCTTCTTTTAAAATAGCCTTTGTTTTTCTATAAGGGTTAAATGCATAGACATCATTTTTAACTGATCTTGTCACCTCAAATAAACTACTAAATATTTTATTGTTTCTTTTAGTTGCTGGCAAATCAAAAGACTTACTATAACTCTGTGACTTTTCTGCAAAGTTTTTAAAATTGTCTATTGATAATGTTAGTGGTATTGTTTCGTCACCGTATAAATCTACAATTACAGAACCGTCTGTATACTCGTAAGTCGTAGGCGCACTTGTTGTGGTTTCTTTTATAGATACACTACCTATTTCTAAATTAGTATTGTCATCATTTAAGTAATTCAATACTAAAACCATGTCAGCACTATTTGCTGTAAATGTAAATGTTTGCGTACTTACTGAAGGTGTAATAGAATTAAATAAAATAGGCTCGTAAACTACATTGTTAAAAGTCCAGTTAGTATGGTGACCTATAATTAATGTACCTGTCGTACCTGCTAGCATTTCTATTTTTAATTCATATTGTAAACCTACTACTAAATTACTTATAAGTTGAAATATACCAGTAGAAGATGTAGAACTAGCACTGTCTAATGTAATTTTATTACTAGCTATTGACGGTGTAGATACTGCGCCCCACACACCACCCGTACTATTCCATGTATTCCAACTATTGTTAGGTTGTACATTCGACATTACTGTGTCTACTGGGTTTGCTGTAGTTAAAGAATAACCAGTACCTAAGTAACCACTATTAAAAGAAAAATTAGATACATGCTGGTTAAAAAAAGGTACAGCTATTTCTGTAAATTGACCTTCATAGTTTTGTGGATATATTACAAGTTGTACACTCATTATATTCTATGTGTTTTTTTAGTTCTTGTTTTTTGTAATGTAAAGTTATACTGTATTAACCTATCATTAGCTGTAGTTTTTCTTGTATGTGACGTGTTAGTAATTGTAACAGGTTCTATGTATTTTCTTATGTAGCCTTCGTCTGCACTATCTGTACTTCTTTTATTTAATATGAAAACATCTGTACTTATAAATAGTTCTTCTAACCATTGTGCTTCTGCTTCTGTAATGTAATCTGTATTAATTGCTATTTGTTCACTTATTGAACCGCTAAAGTTTTTAGTACCGCCTTTATGGTCTTTTGTTCTATATATGTTTTCGTTCCATGTACCGCTAACTTGTTTGTATTGTTTTCTATTTATATTGTATGTTCTTGTAGACTTTTTAGTAAAGTTGTAATAATCCCATACACCGTATTTATTTAACCATGTTAGACGTATTGTTTCAAAACCTTTACAATCATCTTCTTGCTTGTATATCTTATATGTATCACTTACTAAATTATCACCACTATCGTGTGCTACGACTGTGTAGTAATCCCAATTAGCTGGCAACGAAACACCTGATCCTACTAAATTTCCTGTACCTACACCTGCAAATTGTAGTTTGTTATTACTATCTGACATATAACCTGAATGACCGCCTGTACTTGGTGATATAGTTTTAGTTATTAAAGACCCTGTAGTAGCACCATTGTAATAGAATTGTATTTTAATAAACTTTATAGAAGGACTTGTTAAACCTGAGACACCTACTCTAAAATCGTCATTATATTGACTAAAAAATGGTAACGTCATATAATCGTTTAGTCTTATATATTGTGTAGTAGGTGAATTAGTTAAAAACTTGTCACCGCTAGCATTCATTATTAAACCTTGATGACCTAAATGGTAACCAAATTTACCGTTAGTGTCCATTTTTAGTATATCGGTTTCATATAAGACACCATTAAATACTAATATTTTGTTACCATCTACACTGCCTAATGCTGTACTAACTGTACCCGTAGCACTTGTAGCAAATTCAATTTTAAATCGTACCCTAACGTACCTAACTGAATTTCTGTTTGTACTAAAGTCGTCTATTTGATGTATTGTATGTGGTGTTGTGTCTGAATAATTAGTACCGTTATATTGTGAAAAAAAGCTAGTAGTAGAATTGTGTACTACACCACCTTCATAATCTGGTGATACATAAGACTGTAATATAGATTGTAAGTCAAATATACCACGTCCTTGTGCGTTAGGTGACGCTTTTAATACTGCGACCCTGTTAGCTGTTACCATTAAATTACTAGACACGTTATTTACATATATTTCTGCTATATATTTTATTTTAAAATTACCACTTATAGCTGTATTGTCGTGTACTGTGTATATTATTTCTTGTCCTACTGGTAATAAGTTGTATTTTGGTTGCTGTTCTATTATTAATGCCATTTTAGTCTCTATCTTTATATATTAATTTTACTGCTTTTAATGCGTCTTGTTTAAAGTTTGCTAACAATTCTCTTTTGAAATATTTGTAACTATAGCTTAAAGGCTGTGTGTAATAGCTAGCCGCTTTTATACCCTTCTTTTTAATACTTCGTGCAAAAAGATATGCTAATGATTTGTTTTTTATAAATCTACCTTTTTTGTCTCTACCTTTTATACCTTTTGATCTTATGTAAAATTCTAGTGATCTAGTAGGTGGCTGTTTAAGTTTAAATTTAAACGGCGATGTTTTACGCTTGCCATATCTATCAATATATGATCTTACTGTTTGCGTTCCGCTTACACCTTTTTCTACAAACTCACCATACCTTGCTGACAATAACATTAGTACATATTTTTCTCTTGTTTTAAAAAGTTTATGTCTTAATGAGCTTCGTAAGTTTCCAGTGGCTCTACGTTTATTTAAACGACTTTGCCCCTGCCTCACTAAATAAGCACCGTAGCTGTCTAAATACTTTTCTACATTAGTAAAGTCAAGTCCAAATATTCTAGCCATTATACACTAGCTATAAACATTTCTACCTGTATGTCATTACTTGAACTAGGTCTAATTTGTAAAGATGCTAAATCAGCTGTTATCGCTGCAAATGCTGGTGTTGTATCTTCTTCTGCTACGAATATGTCGTCACCGTTGTACAATATATGTGACGCCCCCGCTCTTAGTCGTACTTGATAATTAGAAGCACCTGACACTACACCTAACATACATTCGTTTGTGTCGTCTAAATTAGTAACCCTAATATACTTAACATTATCACGGTCTATATTACTAGCTGCTGCATGTGGTGTTGCGCCAAACTCAGCAATAGTAGTAGTCTGTGAATGTGTACAAGATATTGTACGCTCTAATGTATCTACAATACCTGTAGTAGTTAGTGTGTTTGTTGATCCTCTAGTAGAACCATTTATTGTAACACTTTCTGTAATTGTTGTTGTTAAATCTGCCATAATTATTTATTATCTATTTGTTTTAATTTATTTATTGCCCATTCTATACCACTTGTACCACCCCACGCATCCCACATTAAACCGCCACAACCTTCACTATAAGGTACGTCTTTATGTTGCTGGTGTCTTTTAAAGCTTGCCATACGTGCTATAGTGTCTCTACTAATTGGTTTTCTGTCTGCTAATTGTCTTGCCCTTGTCCATCCTACACGTGTACCACAATTACTGCCGTTTTTTTCCTTCCATTCAATAGCGCGTTTAGCGTTATTACTTGCACTTTGTGGATAATCTGTATAGCTTTCTAGTTCTTCTTTTAAGTATGTTTTTAAATCGTTGTAAAATTCTCTATAGTTCATAACTTATTTTTGGTGGTATTATTTGTATTTTTATTTTGCCTATTTTAAATGTTAGTAGTCTTTTTATTTTACGCATATAGTTGTGTTGTCTATTGGTACGTTACAGCTATTCAATTCACTTTCTACAATAACTTGTATGTCCATTACCCAACCCGTAACACTATTTGCAAACCGTTCTGTAAATGGTTCACATGTAAAATCATTATTAATAAAGTATCTAGGTTCTTCGCCGTGTGAAGCGTCATACGTGTATAGTATTTCACCGTGTTTAAATACAGCTATTATATCAGTCATTATTTCTAATGTATCAGACATTACTTCTTGTTCGTTTGCCTCGTTAGGTTCTACTAAATCCATTATAAATAACTGAAAGTTAAAAACCCTTTGACCTTGATTAATATTTACTGATACTGGGTTAATGTGAAACAATGGAAATATATTAGTACGTTCTAAGTCAATTTCCCAAATATCACCATTTGTAACTGTCTTAATATTTAAGTGTTGTTCACCTATACACTTTATTGTATCTATTACGTTATTGTAACTTTTAAACCTTATACTGTCTGTACTCATCTTGTCTTTTTTTGTTTAAGTCCTGTTTATATGCCATAAATGTTAAACATTCGTAAGCTGGTTTTTTTACTATTTTATCGAAGTCTAATAAATTTTCGTTTGCTAATGAAAACACCGCTTGATACCACCCCCACTTAGCGTTTAGACTATCTATGTTTTTTTCTTCTTCTTCTTCAATTTCTGTATTGAAGACCTGAGCAAATTGTTCGAAAGTTGTCTTTCTAAATCCGAAAAAAAAACCGAAGCCCCGTTAAACTCCCTTACTGTTAAATGTTTTTTAAACAGGTTTGCCCGTTCTTCGCTAGGCTCGTATTCTTCAATTAAATATTTATTTTCTTCGTCTTTCTGTGTTACTGGTCTGTATAATATAGACATGATATTATGCATGTTATTGTCTATGTCTTTCATATATGTTTCTAAGTCTACAAACTCGCCTAATGTCATATCAAATAATTTAGGATGAAAACCGTATTCTATATCTTCTATAGTAACAAAGTGTTCTAACTCATCATTAGGTTCACTTTCTAAAAAGCTTGTTATATGTTTACCTAATTTTTTTAAACTATTAACTTCTAAACTATAAATGTGTTTCTTAGGTATTTTAGACAAACAGTTAATTATTCTAACAAGTCTTTCTATGTCTGACGTTTCTTCTTCGTCTTTTAAAACTTTCATAATACGCATATAACGACCTAATGTTAATTCGTTCCATGTAGCTGGCACGTTGTATGTTTTAGTAGTTTTGTTTTCTATGACATTTACTTTCATAATATATAATATAATAAATTGATATTTAGTTTAAAATTTACTGTATGTAGTATTTACCGAAGTTACTATCTATTTCATAATACATACGCATAGCTAAACAATCGGCATAGTCAGGTGACCTACCTATAATTGCTTTTACTGTGTCTTTGTCTACTATTCTTAGTTTAGTATCTTTGTCTTGATCTTTACTTCTTACTTGTTCTAGTTCTTCTATTATGTTTTGTCGTACTGTGATATTATCTGTGTTAATACCTATCTGACCTTTATTTATTTCGTCAGATAATTTATAATAACATTGTGTTTTTAAGTTTTGGTAATTCTCATTTTTTAATGGTCTACTATTATTGACAAACCCTTTACACCTTATTATATCTTTTACACCTCCACCTACACCGTCTTCGTCTACTATAATGTTATTTAAACTTACAGCTTCTTTTTGTTGTAATGTCTTTATGTAGTCAGCTAGTTCTGTTATTGTGTTAGTGTCAAATGTTTTAATATTTGTAACTGTTTTACCTGACCATAACATTACTACTGATTTATCATTACCGAACCTTGCTACGTCACAAGTAATATATTTCTGACCTTCTACACCGTTTTGATTAAATAGATTTAATATGCTGTTATACTCTATTAAGTTATCGTCTGATGCGTCATACTCCCAGTTACCATATAACAGACGTTCTTTACTAAGTCTGTCTAGTTTCTCTAATTGTCCTTTATAATGCATGCTTATATATTCGTTATCGTCTACTAATGACTGTATGAATTTTTTATATGATTGTAATGTATTTGTTTTAGCTGGTCTATAAAACTCTGTATATACCCAGTTTTTAGAAGGGTTACATGTTAATAATATTTTAGGTATTAATTTATGTTCGTCAAGCTTGTATCTTATACGTGACGCTACTATGTTTTTAGCCTTTTCTGTTATTTGATTAGCTTCGTCTATAAATGCTGCTGTAATTTCTAATGATCCTAGACTGTCGAAGTTTCTGTCTGAAGGGTATAAGAATAAATCTTTTAATATAACCTCACTACCATTCATAAAAGTAATTACATTTGTACTACCATTAAAATTATAATGGTCACTTGACTTCAAGCCCCACAAACTACATACTTCAAATAATGTATTTAAAGTCGTCTTTTTTAATGTGTCTAATTTACTACGACCTATTAAGTATCTTGTCTTAGGATATTTTAAACAAAATAGTATTATCCATGCACAACCGATAAATGATTTACCACCACCCGCTGCACCGCCGTATAATACTTCAGTAGTCTTATTGTCAAATAAGTATTCTAATGCTTGTTCTTGTGTCTTAGTAAACTTAGCATCAATATTCAACGCCATTAATCTTTACGTTTATTGTAATAGGTTCTTCACCACTTGTAATATCAAGACTATCACCGTAACCTCTTTTACGTCCACGTGTCTTTAAATAGAATATAGTAGCTTGTGTGTTATTGTTTTTAATTTGTTCTTTTAAGTGTGTTTCTGCAAAGTCTATAAATTTACCTTCTATACTATCTACCTGTTTCTTAAAGTCTTTGTCTTCTTTGTACCATTTGTAAAACTGTGTTCTACTTAGTTGTGCTTTCTCACACGCTTCTGTTACAATACCTAATGACTTTTCTAGTGCTTCTATTAGTTTCTTTTTATTGCTTTGTGTTCGTTTTTGTTCGTTTTCCATAGTATATAATATAAAAACTTCTTATTTGTTTGTTTCTGGTTCTTCTAAGACAATATTAAATTCATTATAAGACCAGATACGTATTTGTTCACAATAGTCGTTAAAATCGACTGTATTAAGTTCTTTACTTGTATCTTCTATAAATAGTCTCTTTAGTTCTTCGTGCATTTCGTACTTATGGTAACCTAAGAACTTACCCAACGGTATTACAATACATTTAAAGTAATATTTATTTTGTGCTTCGGTTCTATAATTCTTTTGCATTGTTACCTTTCATTATTCTGTCTACATGTTTTTTACTTTCACTGTAACTATGTTTCATTTCGTTTCGTATGATAGTCGGTATACCGTCATCTTTTGTTGTACATTCCATTTCTTTATCACAACACATAGCTTCTTTATTTACTAATTTATTTAATGTTTCGTCAAATGTTAGTTTAAACTTAAACAATTCTTTTGTGTTACCACATATATTACAATAATATTTCATTTTCTTTATATATCTGTATTAAATTTTGTATTTCGTCTTTTGGCATATATCCATACTGATGAATTACCGTGTGTACTTTTTCTGGCACTGCTATTAAATTATCTAAACTATTATTATTGTGGTTAAAATCTATATGGTGTACGTGCCAACCTTTAGGTATTTTCTCTATGTGTTTTTCGTAAAGTTGTCTATAGTTCATAACAAAAATACATTTTAAATAATTTTGTTTCTTTCATTAATACCTTTTTTTGTTTCTTCATTTTTTCTTTTGGTAAATATCTAGGGTTCTTACTATTTAGTTTTCTTCTTTTCATTTAGTTTATAGAATTTCATAATGTTTTTTGTGTACTTATTTTCAGTATATTTAACTATTGGTTTTTTATTTAACTTTTGCACACCAAACATTAGTTCGTAGCTTATATCGTTTTTTATTGTTTTCATTTATACAGGGTTTTCTGGTGTGTGTTTAGTTCTTAAATATTGAACTTCTTGACGTTCTGTTTTGTACTTCATACCCGTAATTAGTTCCCAGCTAATATCATGCTTTATTATTTTAGGTATTTTCATTATCTTTTTGCTTAAGTCTCTATCGTCATAGTCAGGAAATATACTCAAGTATTTAGTTTCTTTGTGTCTACCTATTTTTTTACCTCTTATTATTTTCGTCATATTTATCTATTTCAAATTCTAAATGTGCTATTGCTTTCTTTAAGCATTCTATTGGTTTATCATGTTTTTTATATGCTCTTAATATATATGTAACTGCTGTTCCGCAATGATACGACAAATCAAAATTGTCACAAACTTTTCTAGCTTCATAGCCTTCTTTGCCTTTATAATATTTAGGTACTCTACTATCATTATGCAATCCACCTGTTTTAGTTTTATTCAGTCCTAGCTGTTCTTTAGTCATTAACATTTTTGGGTTTATTTCATTTTTACAGTTAATGTCAATGTTTCTTTCTGTATCGTAATAATATTTACTTTTTGTTTTCGTCATATACTTTTTTTATTCCATTATACACTGTACTTAAACACGAAGCACAATTTGTTGTTACTTTGTAGTTAAAGTCATATATAGTATTATACAATTCAATTAATTTCTTTTTTGTTTCGTGATCTTTTATTTTACCATTTTTTAAATCTGGCATTATTTCTATTACTTCTTTTATTAAATGTTTAGGTAACTGTTTTGGTGTTTCGTATTCTTGCGTCGCTATCCATTTTTTTGGATCGTCTGCACACTCCATAATTGACATACTTGCTTTTATTCTCATAAAGCAACCGCAAATACCACAATTACCTGTATATTTAAAATAATGTTTACAACCTCTACATATGTCTAATCGTTCTTTATAGGTTTTTTTGTCTACTAAAAACTTATTCATTTAACTTTGCTTTTAATATGTTTCTGACATTGTCTATTGTGTTAAACAAACTGTTTCTACCTATACCTGTTTTTTTTGCTAAACTATCTAATGTATTGTCTTCATAATAATATAACTTAAATAGTTCACGATCATACCAGTACATAGTGTTTATTTCTTTATCTATGTTTTGTAGTTTTATATGTTTTTTGTCTTGTTCTTCCTGTGGTAAATTATATATGTATTTAGCTGGTATTATTTCACCGTCAATAGTTTCTCTAGAAATATTACAGCTGTCGTCTAAACGTGTATAATATTTTTTATACTTATAATAATAAGGACTGTGTTTACTTTGTAGTGACCTTCTAATTACCACAGCGCCGTAGCTTATAATACCTTTTTTACCGTCTTTTTTATATATGTTTTTTAGTGTTTCAGGGTTCATCTGTAAAAAGTATAACATAAGTTCTTGTACTACTTCGTCTATTTCGTTTTTGTCTGTAGTTAAACCGTAAGTCATAGTCACAAACTTTTCTCTAAGGTCTGCTATTATCTTATATATTTTATTCATATATTGTTTGTAGTTTAGATATGTCTTCTATTAACTCATGCGACTTTTCACTTATTACATGTTTGTATAATCGTACCTTACTTCTATTTCTTTTATTTTCTAAACCTGTCAAATAACCGTTTACCATACATGAAAAATGTGTAGGTATTATAGACATAAAGTCACTATAGTTTGCTTGACCTAAATTATTAGACTGGTAATTATTGTGGTGTTCTATTATTATGTTGCTTATTTCTAAAAAATCTTCGTACTTTTCTTTTGTGCTTGTAACATCTTCTACGTATAAATCTATTGCTTCTAAATAATCATGTAACAATAGTTCGTGTTGTATACTAAGACAAACAGGCTTCTTCATGTTTTACTTTTTGTTTGTATTTAGTAATTAGTTCTTTGTATTCGTGACGCATAATTTTTACAGTTGTCTTACTAAGTTCTTCTAAACTGTCTGCTAAGCCTTCTTTTATTCTCACGTCTAATAGTTTACCGAAAGTATATTGTTCACCTTGTCCGAATAAATTGCATTTAGGACACTGTACCTGTACGTTATCTTCGTGCCACCTTGTAGATAAATGTTTTCTACTCATAAAGTGACCTGCATGCATTTTTTTATAGTGTTTTGAAGCTCCACAAGTCCAACATTGTACCATGCCTTGCGGTGTTGAATTTCGTAAACGTATATAAAGACTAAACCATTTGTCAAGTTCTTTTTTTAGTTTACTTATTGTTTTCACATTTACAAGTTTACATATATTATAATATAAAAATGAACGATTTATTTTTATTTATTAACACTACATACTTAATAAGTATTGTGCTACAGTAGTCTTATGTCCAAATCTAGTACGTTTTTTATAGTATGTACTACTAATGTCGTAACCCCTTCTTCTTAGTTTATGTATTTTGTCTGACAGTCTCGTAATGCCATATTCTTGAATTGCTTGCCAGCTTGTTATGCCTCCTAAATTTTGTAAGTGCCATAATACTGCGTCTGTTTGGTTCTTTACTTCGTTTTCTTTAATTGTTTTCATTTTTATTTTGTTTTATTATTATTTATATCTTTTATAAAAAGCTGTTCATATAATCTGTTATGATCGTGGTCGTCTAAATTTGTTATAGCGGTTAAAACTATTGCACGAACTAAAGACTGTTTAAATCCTTTAGTAAGTTCGTCAGCTATTTCACATGACTTTTCTATAGGACTTTTAGTTTTCATTTTCATATTGTTTTAAATCATCTTCAAATCGTTTGTCAAAATCTAATTTGTATATAGTTTCTTCTAGATTTATTTTGCCGTTTTTGATTTCATTTAACACTTCTAAAATGTTTATTCTTACATACTCGTCTATACTATCCATTAAATCCATAGGACATAATATATTTTCTATTAATTGGTTTAGTTCTTCTAAAAGTTTTTTATCGTTCATTTTATTTTAATTTTTTTTGTATTGATATTAAACCTGTACCTTTACGACTTCTATATTTTAGTCTTTTGTCTTGTCGTTCAGGTTCTTTACTTGCTTCGTTCCATATTAACTGTCTATGTGCTTTGATCCATTTGTAATATGTAGATACGTTAAGTACAAATTGTTCGCTGTGTCTCACACCTTGACGAAAAGAAGCTTGTATATCTTCGAAATATAAATTACTAAAATCTTCTATAAGGTCATTAGATAAAGACTGTGCAAGTATTACAATATGTTTTTCGTCTTTAACTTGTCCTAACTCGACTAAAGTCAAGCTTATTAATTCTACACATTTTAGTTGCAAATCTTGTATGTCGTATTCTTTAATTTTCATTATTGTTTTTTATTATATTAATTGCTTTTTGATAACTGTCTAATTGCTGATCTATTTTAGATGTAGGTTTAGTTTTAACTTGTCTTTTTTCCCAAGTACGCATGCAAGCCCGCCAGTTTTTCATCTTGTTTTTGCCTACATACCAGTTTTTAGACTCGTAAAAGTCATAAAATTGTTCTGCGTCTATGTCATTATTTCGTTCTAAACAATAATCTTTAATTTCATTAATAGAAGGCTTCTTATTACTATACGTAGTATTATTATTAATACTTGTATTATTATCCTTTAAGTTTTTAAGTATAGGGGTATTTAACTTTTTGTCTATACCCCCTTTAAGTATTCTTATATACCTATTGTCAATTTCTTTGCTACCTTCTTTGTATGTTAATTTAATTTCTACAAACCCTTCTTTTACTAACTCACTAACCCACTTACTTACTGTAGTTTTAGATTTACCGTACAAGTCTGCAAAATATTTATTACTAGCAAAACAATCACCATTCATATTTATTAAAGCTGTTATTTCTGCGTATAATAATTTAGCGTTAGGTGTTAAAGTCTTGTTGTATCTGACTTCAGCTGTTAATATTGCGTAGTAGTTAGGTTTCATTTTAAATTAACATTTAAAGAATATTCGTAATTGTCATTTGTTAGTGCTAATCTAATTAATTCTAGTTGATCTGAAAAATTCCTATAGTTTGTTTTTATAGTTAATTTTACGTCACCACACTTTACATCTATAAATACGCTAGGGTTTAATGTTTCTTCTACACCGTTATCAAATAAAAATGACCTTAAATCTATTTCGTCTAAAAATTTACGTTTATTGTATTTAATATCAGTATACGCATTATAAATTTTATTAAAGTACTTTCTATAAGACTTCCACCCTTCGTAATTTTGTGTGTGTGTGTTTTCGTAATGTATTATACTACAGCGACCACGATTAATAACACCAGATATAACACTGTGATGTATGTTTTTTTCTATACGTGCTATATTAGATATTATTGTACGTGGTAATTGATATTCTTGTTTTCTTGAATTACTCCTAATTTGCTCTGTAGATATGTTACATATTTGACACGCTATCTGCATAATGGTATTTACTTCTGCTTTATCTGTTATATTTACTGGTTTCATGTTAAAATGGTAAATCGTTATTATTATTGTTATTATTTGTTTTTTCGTTTCTCATTACCCAGTCATAAAATACCTCTGCGTTAGCAATAATATGGTCTACAGTACAATCACTATTACAAAAGTCTACAGCTGCTTTTAAACTTGACTGCCTTACTATTAAATCTTGTACATCGTCACTTCTTTTAACTGTGTTTTGTTGTGGTTTTTGTGTAAATTGTGTTTGTTGCTGTGTCCATACTGGTTTTACTTTAGGAAATTTACCGTCTATATATTCGTATTCAGTTTCTACACCGCATAAGAATTTAGTCTGATCTTTAGATTTACTACTATATTCGCCTGTATCACCATTTTCGAATGATACTTCAAATTTATACATCATACCAAATTTACCTTCCCAAGTACCGTTTGGTTGTACGTTTGTTACTTTACTTTTTTTGTTCATTTTATTTAGTTTTTAATTAATTATTCTAGTTCTTTACAATTTTTACCTTGATCTACACACACTTCACGTTCACCACAATAATAACAACGCTGGTGATCTTCGCAAAACTCGTCATCTCTTTCTACTTGTTTATCACAAAGTTCGCATTTAGGGTTTTGACCATTCCATAATGTAGGGTCTGTACCGTATGAATCGTGTGTTGCTTTTATGTAATCTTGTTCGTTCATATTATATAGTTGAATAGTATACATAGCCTAATACTAAAGCTGTCATCATTATAACAAATGTAATAAAAGCAAATGTATCAGTAAACCAATTAGGTACACCACCTTCTTTAATTTGTCTCACACTATATATATCTGTAAAATTCTTTTTTTGTTTAATTAACTTTCTGCCTGTGGTCTTATAAAAGTTTTTAAATTGGTCAGAATCAAAGTAATGTTTAAATCCTGAACTTTTGTGTTTTACTACGTACATATTTTTTTATGTTTTGATTAATAATGATACAAATGTAGAACTATTTTTTTAATTATTAACACTTTTTTATATAAGTTATTAACATTTACTATGTTAGTAAGTATCTTTTATTTAAGAAGTTTTTGTTGTGTATAAGGGTATTACACCTTTTAATATAGAAAGTGTCTTAAATCGTATCTATATACCAAAATATAGTACAATCAGTATTAATATAAAATAAAAGATATTAAGTTTAGTAGTGTCTGACACTTATAAAGGCATTAAAAGGTTAATAGGTAATGTACCGTTTTCTAATATAACAGCACAACCTATAGCTGGTTTTTTACCAAATTTTGCATACGCAAATGAATATTCTGAAAAATTTATACCACAACCCGACTGTACGGCAAATGTCCTAAAGTTTTTACCTACGTAGTGTTCAGTATAACACTGTGTGTGATAATGTCCTTGTACTATATTTATCATGTGATTTTTGCAAGCGGTTCGTGCTGTGCCGCCTTCACCATGTTGATAAAGTACGTTATCTTGTATTAAATGATCTACAAATTGCCATTTAGGCACTTCTAAAACTTCTTTATATGACTTTATCCACTTTTTTGGTATGTTAGCTGTTTGTCCTTTACGCATGACCATACGATCATGATTACCTACTATTACAGTTGCCTTTGGAAAAACTTCGTACCACCTTGCTATACGTTTTATAGCGTATTCTAGTTCGTTACCGCCTGATAAACCGTCAGGATCGGTCTCGTGATAACTACTATAATGATTGTCTATTATATCACCTATGAATATAACTTGATTACATGCGAATTTTTCGTATTGTTCTATACAGAAATCTAAATATCCATCTAAACAAAAAGGTTCGTGCAAGTCCCCAATGACTAATACATTGCGAACCTGCTCCGACCTCATTTTTTTTAATGCCACAATTTCATGTGGTTTTAACCTGTAACGGTTATTACGCATTTATTTTTTTGCTTCCTTACCGAAATCTGCTAAAGATTGACCAGTGAGCATAGCAATTAAACTCCACCAGATTTGACTTACGCTAGTTTCGTCTACTTCTAGTTTTTTTGCAATTAAAGGTATAATTATAGATGCTATACCTAACCACACTTTTTTAGAAGATAATAGTTTAGCTAAAATAAACTGTTTCATAATATATATAGTTTTGATTAATATTTCGTTAATATGTCCAAATAACTTCTTGTTGTTTTTCTTTGTCCAAATCTACGTGTATAAACGTGTCACTTATACCTATACGTGAAAAACCTACTAACAATAGACTGTTAATAATTGTAAAACGGTCTGCACTATTCTTACACGATATGTCTGCGGCTACACCTTTTAAGTGACTGCTAGTTTTACTTGCTTTATATCCTCGTTTTATAAGGTCTTGATTGTATTCTTGACAACGTAGCCCGCTGGTAATATGAAAAGGTATAGAGGCTTTGTCTCGTGCTAAGTCAAGTAACTGTAAAAAGTCTTCACTCATTTTTTCACCTGTACAATCTGGTGATCCGCAAGGACAAGTAAACTCTGACTTGTTAAAGTATTTAAGTGTCATTTTTTTTTATTGTTACGACAGTGTGTACGCCACCTTGCTACAGTATAGCCTATTGACAAAACCAATAAAACTACTTTAAGTATTAATTCTAAATCAGCAAATGTCGTGACGCTTACTACTGTCGCATTTACTGTTAGTGTTTCTGTTATGTCTGTCGTTACCTTTCTTAGTGGCATTTTTTATGTATTTTTTTAAAGCTGTTTCGTTCTTAGCTTTTGGTTTGTATATTTTCTTTATCATTTAATGTCAGGTGTTAAGAAGTCATCTATTGTAATTTCTTTACGTCTGTTTCTATCGTGTTCTAAGTTCATACCTGAGTAATAAGCGTTACTGTCAGGTGTTACATCTGCACCTGTATTTGTAGAATATTCAGGATATGAAGATTGATTATTTTTAATATAGTCTATTAACCTTTCAGTGTAAAACTCTGCAGTATTTCTACATTCCTCGCGTAAGTCTTGTGCTTCTTCACGACTTAGTGTTTGTGTATTGTCTGCAGTCATAGACACTATGTTATTGTTATTTATTTTATAACGTAAAAACGGCATAGCTTCGTACAAACTCCACCACGCTAATGAGTCGCCTATATAGTCTTCTACTAATGTTTCGTATGCTCCACTTAATGAACCACCTGTTATATCTGATTGTAATTTTTCAAATAGGTCTGTACCTAATTTAGTTTCTATGTATTTCTTTTGTGCAGTCCTAATACTGCCTAACAAATATTCTACATCAACAGATTGATTGATACTTGTCGTATCTTTTAATTTTTGTTCACTTATAAATAAAACGTAATTTGCCATTATTTTACTACTTTGTCATTAATATTTCCTGCCTCCATTTCTGCTGAATTTTTAGGTGGTACACCTGCGTCTTGAGGCACATAACCTTTGTTTCTTGGATAATAATTTTTCAACTCTTTTGGAAGATAATCACCTTTTTTATATTCTTTACCATTTATAGTTATTTTTCTTGGTGCTTTTTTAAGTACATACAATCTCCTTAACCAGTAGTGTCTGCAATTATACGAACCTTTGTATCTAAATACATTGTAAATTCCGAACTCAGGATTTGCTGTTGTCATTGCTGTAATATCTTCACGAGTAAATAAACTAGTATATTCGTTATTCATCATATGTCTGCAAAAGTCTCTTGTTGTTTCTTTTGGTGCACCGCCTCTATATACATATCTTATTTTAAATAATGATTTGTCTTTATTTGATTTGCCTGCTTTTCCAGTTGGATTTATTACACCTGTATTTGCTGCAAACTCATAGTTATGGTTTTCATCTTCAGCTTGCTCTTCATCTAATAAATTGTAATCATCTATCAAATCATACTCATCTTCTTTTGTAAGATTTTTAATATAATTTATAATTTCTTCTGATGTTGGTGTTTCTTCTTTACTTAGTTTCTCATATCTGTCACATTCCTTTTCACATTCTTTGCTAGGGTTTTCACAGTCACACTTTTGTAATTCTGTAATCTGGTCATGGTTTTCACAAGGCATATAGTATGTTTTGCCATCTTGTGTGTGTTCATGGTAACCTTTACAACCTATTCTTAACGCTTCTTCTTCTGCTTCTTCTATAGTGTCGTATAATGGTAATTCTTTACCGTCTGTAATCATACTACCTACCTTAGCAAAGTCATCTTTACTTAGTTCTACACCTTCTTCTAATGGTGGTAATCCTAGTTCTTCACGTATTTCGCTAGTCGTCATAACCTCTTTCATGTCTTCTATAGTAAATCTTGTAGTGATTGGTTTACCTTGAACAAACTCTAATGGTAGGTTCATATCGTTTACTTCAAATAACTTGCTTAAACAGCTTAATATGTTCTTCTGATAAGGTTTTACGACTGTATTTAGATACATTTCGTAAGCTTGGTTCATTTCGTCTGCATTATTACCGATTCCAGTATTGTTTTTGATGCCAAAAAGCATTGGTGACGTAATTCTATGACCCGTAAGTATGTTTTGTGTTAAAAGTTCTTGGAGTGCCAAATATTGTTTATCTGCGTCACTTACAGATATAGGTATTATTTCTGGTGTTCTATTTTTATCGTCACTAAAAGTAAGTACAAATTTACCTGCGTTACTTGAACCTGTGAATTTATCTTTTATACTGTTTTCTATTTCTCTACGTTCTTCAAATGTCGGTACTCCATTACTGAAATTAATAAAGTAAGACCCTGCAAAACCGTTTTCTATATTAGCTAAATGAAATTCTGCTACTTTTTGATCTACTAAACACCAATTACAAGCCGCTGCATAGTCTGGTGTTTTATATAGTTGCATGTTAGGACTGTACATACCGTCATATATAATAGCGTTAGGGTTTGTTCTATCTGTTAAACTAAACGCTGGTACTGCTTGTGGTTTGTGTTTTCTTGGTTGTTTCCAATCAGCACTTATATAGTATTCTTTAACCCTACCTGTTACGTCTGGTTTGCCCATTCTAATGCGTTCTACTGGTATATGATACAATTCTGATATAGAGGTACGATCCTTTGACCATACCACGTTTAAAGCGTACGCCCCTTGTAATTTAAAGTCAAAAGATAGTTTTTTAACTATGTCGTGTAAACTTTCACCTTTACTATTTGCATGTGCTAAAAACTTTTTTAATTTAACGTATGCATTTAAGTTGTCGCCTTCTTCTACTGTTAAACCCTCACCTGCAATCATGTCGCTTGTAGTATTTACTATCGCCGCATGTGTCGAGCTGTTGTAGTAAAGATCAATTAAAAATTGTGGGTATAAATTACGATAGTCTTCTGTACCGTATTCTATATAGTCTTTACCCATTACTTCACGTATTAATGGTGACACCTGTGTATCTAAGTTTACATTTAACAAACGCTGTTTTGTGTTGTTAATATTGTCTTGTACTTTTAACTTCTTTTTTTTCATAGTTATAATTTATCTAAATATGTATCTAGCTTTGTACGCTCGTCTGCAGTTAGTACACGATCACACCATACTACTTCTTTAATAATACCGTCAAAAAGTCCACCGATTGCGTCTAGTACAAAATCACCTGACACAGCCCCTGTTTCGTAACTCCCGCTAGTTATTTTAGTTAAAGATGAACCGTCACGATATGCAGTAACGACATTACTACCATCACGTTCAAAGCCAAAATTATAAAAAGTATCTAGTGATTGTGTACTTTGTGTAAATCCTATTTTTGTACTGTTATTTATTTTTGCACGTATTTCTGTAGTAGATTGAGCCCTAAAAAAATCTTCACCTGTAGCGTCACTATCATATACAAATAGATCATTACCACCTGAAGAAATTGTAGAAAGCGAACATCTCATATATAATGCAAATTGACCTGAAAAGGTTAAATTTTTAGAACCATCTGTAGCTAAATACATACGACTATTTGTACTGTCTAAACTTTCTACACCACCTGTAGCACTATCATAATCAAAATAATTACTACTCGCTAGCATGTGGTTACCGTTACCTGACTGATCACCCCATTTAGTAATATTGTCTGTATCTTCAGCTAAGTCATCATCTGCTTCAAATATTTCTGTATCTTTACGTAGCCACATTTTAAGGTTTGTGCCTAGTTTAGCTGGTGTCCACGCTGCGTCTATTCTATTGTTTATACTTAGTCCTAGTCCTAGTTTCATTATTCGCCAGTTTTACCGTCATGCTCAGTATACCCTATAGCTACACCTGAAGTCAGTTGTACCTGTGTACATCTACCAAAAATGACCGTACCCGCCGGTATAGTAGTATGTAATGCACTTTCACCTGTTAAATTAGCCATAGTAATAGAGGCTATTACACTTTCAGTAACAAAATGTATTGCGTAAAAGTCTTTTGTAGTCTGGTTTGCTGTAGTAAATACTATACCGTCACCTTTACCTAATTGTTCACGTAGTAGTATATTGTTATTGTCTATTAAACTCATAATTTTTTGTTTTTAATAATCTGTATATAAATAATTTGTTGTCGTTTCTGAATGTTGTGTATATCTCACTTGTTCACTGCCTGATGTTTCTTGTATTAATACTTTACCTTCTTCTACTTTACCTTTTACTACACCATTAGTATCTGCTACAGATAGTGTTTCTGTTTCGCTATCTGGCGCTGTATCTGAACTAATATTTACGTCACCTATCCATGTCACTTCGTAAACTTCATACTTCCAAAATCCATAAGGTTTAAAGTTAATTTTAAATGTAAAAGGGTCTTCACTTGTATTATGTATGAACTCACATTTAACATATCTGTCATTATGTGTAGTTTTTCTTGCATAACAATACTTAACTGTTTTAGTCATATCGTTAGTAAACTTAAAAAGATATTGTACTTTAGATATTGCCTTAGCTGTATCTATTCTTTTTTCTTCTAAAGTTAAATATGCCGTTATTGTACTACCATAAACACCTGTTATCATACTATATAATATAAAAAAGTTCTTTTTATTTTCTATTTTTATAACTGACTTGGTGGTGGTGTTTGTTTTTTCTTTGTTTTTGTCTTAGTAAAGAAGTGTTCTACACCTAATAGTTCTACTTCGTTAGGTTTTACGTTATCTAAAATAATCATACGACCAGTCTTATTAACCGTAACACCTTTATATTCATCTTTTAGTTTGTACATAGTTTATTTTTTACAAAGTTAAAAAAAAGGGAGGCTATATGCCCCCCTTTATTTATATAAAACATTTACATTTAGTTTTGTACTATCTCATTAAATGTAAACGCGCCGTTGTCAAACGGTGTTGTAGTGTAATCTGCTACTAATTGCATAGGGTTTGGTTCTTGAGCTTCGAAAGTAAAATCATAACCGATCATATCACCTAGAGCAACACCTGATACTGATGTACCCGCTGATAACTCACACCCGTTATCTAAACCACAAGCTACGATAGTGTTTTTACCTGTGCTGTTTAACTGGTTAAGTTCAGCAAATACTACCATTCTTTGCTGTGCTAAAAGTTTAATTTCGTTTTGATCTTCTTTTGTTAAATTGTGAAGCTTGATATTTACAGAATGTGTGTAAAATACAGTACCATTTTCGCTAGATGCGTTAATAGTTTCTGTAACACTTCCCGTACCACGTTTTAAAATGTATTTATAAATATCGTCACCAGAACCTAAATCTAAATCAGTAACTTCACCACTTGCTGCTGTGAAAGACGTAAGTTCATCATGCTGTACAAGGTATATAGCTTTTACACCACCAATACCGTCTCTACATGTTATGTTACGTCCTTTTGTTAAATTACAAGCCATTGTTTTTAGGTTTTTAAGTTAATATTTATATTTACGATTGTTTCGTGAAGTCTGAAGGTACACCTACCTGAACACCTGCAGTGTATCTACAAACCATTCTTACTACGTCACTTCCTGTAATTTCAGACATATCTAAAACTTTTACTTCAGTTAAATCACTAGAAAGTGATGTGCCGAAAAATGCGTTAGATTTTTGACCTGCAAACATTACGTTATCAGCTACACCTGAACAAACTGCAATTTTGATACCTTCGAACTCAGGTGTGTACTCGCCCATGTGATTGAAAGGAAATGCAGATAAAGCAGAAATAGCAGAAATGTAAAATCTGTAAGTCTTCTTATTCATGTAGATATATAGATCATCTTTACCATATACTGCCGCTGGTATGTCAGCTGCTAAAGTACCTAAGTTAGCGATAATGTTAGCCGCTGTATAAGCTGCAGAAGCAGAAGATGTAGTCATACCTGAAGCAGATAAAGCGTTAAATTGTCCTGACGTAGATGTGTTACCCTGCCAGATGTTAAATTCAATACTGTCTGCAATACTATCAGATAAATGTGTCATAGCATAAGCTACAAAGTCGTCTTGTTGATCGTAAGTCCAATCAGATAACATAGTCTTTTTACAAACGTCAATATTAATTTGAAACGGCTCTACTTCTAATACTTGTTCTGTTAATGTTAATGTTGCAGAATTTTCAGTAAAGTCACACGTTGCGTCTTTTACTAGGTTTGATCCTGCTACCTTGTTAATCACTTCTTTGTAATTAACATTTTCTCGTACTGTCATATACTCTAAACTATCTGCCGCTTTTAAAGCCGCATTTACGTAAAGTCCTGCATGTTTGCCAGCATACGAGCTACTCGTGATTGTTAATGCCATCGTTTTTAATTTTTTTAGTTAATTAATTATTTATTTTTATTTATGTTGTACCAGTATTTTTCTTGTCTAGTCATGTTTCTGTAGTCTACTGGTGTTAATTCTTTTGTTTTTTCGTCAGAAAACTTATTTACTGTAATAGGATCAGACGCTGGTTCTTTAGATAGTTCTTCTAATTGAGCTGATAATGTCTCCTTTTCTATTTCAAGGTTTTCGTTTACACCTTTAATTTCGTCAAGCTCACCAGAAAGTCTACTAATGTCGTTTCTTACTTCAGTTAATAGTTCTTTAATTACTGCACCTATTTCTTCAATAACTGCTTCTTTGTTAAATTCTACTTCTTCAGTAGTTTTAATCTTTTTAGGATGTCTTACTTCTTCAGTAACTTCTGAAGGTTCTACTACTTCTTCTAAAAGTTCTTCAGAGTATTCGTCTTCTTCTTTTCTAGCTTCTGTTTCGTCTTCTTCTTCTTCTACTTCTTCAGTTTCACCTATAGAAGCAATAATACCTTCGTCTACTACTTCGAAAGTTGTACCGTCTTCTACTTCGTATGAACCCGCTGGCAATGGCATAGTTGTACCATCTTCTGCAAGTATTGATATATCGCTACCTTCTGCTAAAACGTCTGCAGAAGAAACAATAATAGTACCGTCAATAAGTTTAGCTTGGTACTCTAACTTCACTTCTTCGTCTTTGTTAAGACCTAAAGCGTTTAAAATTTGTGTTTTTAGTTCCATTGTTATTAGTTTTTATAATATATAATATAATTGTTTAAGTTTTATTTTATTTTACCTTCTTTTACTAATTCTTTATAGGCTTTTCTTATGTCTTCGTCAGTGTATTGTTTACCCATGTTTTCTAATTTATCTACAAAGTAACCTTCTATTGAAAGTCCTTTAAGTTCACCTTCTTTTATTTTTTGCCAAAGTTCGTCATTTTCAATCTTCATTTTTACAAACCATGTACCGTCACTTAAATCGTAGCCGTATAATTTAGACTTGTCTTGATCACCTTCTTTAATCCATGATTCTACAGTTAAAACACCCGCTACTCTTTGTTGATGTTCGTATGTAGCTTTGTGGTGATTGTTATTTTTTAAGTAACTATAAGCTGCTTTTTTTACAGTGTCCTTACTAAAATATACGTAGTATTCTTGGTCTGTATTAGGGTCGTATCTATATATTTGTTTAAGTGGTATAAGCGCTGGTGATATAAGCTCACGTTTTTCTTCGTCTACTTTAGCAAATGTAAGATTGTTTTTTTCTTTACCGAAAAATATAAAATCTACTTCTATTGCTGGTGAACTTACTAATGAAATTGCATCTATTGCTAGTGCTTCGTTTTCTTCACTTATAACAAGTTCTGTTATTTTTGTTGGTTTCTTCTTCATATGATATAATATAAATAATTTATTTTCGTTTCATTTTTAAATAGTTGATCTTCTTCTAATGTTAGCTAACATATCTTGACTGTCAGAAAGTTCGTCAGTAACTACAAAGGCTTTTAACGGTTCTTGTTCTATACCACCACCTAATGTAAATGCACCTGACGCTGGCTGCATTGTGTCAGGTACAGAACCTGCACCAATATCGCTAGGCCCTGACGTACCACCACCTGCACCTAATATAGATTTAGCTTGATTTGCTGCACCTAATACCGCTGCTATTTGTGATGCATAAAATATAGGGAAAGCAAACGGTGTACTTTGTAACGCTCCTTCTTGCGCTACTCGTAAAGCTTGTATAAATCCTACACCCGTATTTGCTGCTATCTCTGCAAGCGCTGCCGCTTTACCTGCAACAGAATTTTGATCAAATAATTGTGCTATTTGTCCTAAGGCTGCTAACTGATGTGATGTTAGTGTGTCTCTTGCGGCTTTTCGTTCTTCTATTGCGTCAAGTTCATCTTGTTTTGTTTTTGCAATCATTTCTTGCTCTTCTAATTGTGCCTCATTCCATGCGTCATTTTGTGCTATAAAATTATCCCACCATGCGTCATTTATTTCGTCTTCAAGTTCTTGATTTAATAGTTTGTATTTGTCTTCAATTAGTTTCTTTTGTTCGTTAAAATTCAAAGCCCCTTTTAATTTAGCTATGTCGTTTTCTTTTTGTATTTCGAGTTCCTTACGTGCCCTGTCATTTTCGTCTTCTATTCTTAATAAAATTAGTTCTTGTTCTAATGCTAACGTATCTTCTTTGTCTTGTTTTCTTTGTTCTTTTCTTTTTTCTCGTGCTTTATCTTCTTCTTTTTGACGGTCTTTAATAGCATCTGTAACTTTTTTTAGTGTATTTGTTATATTTTCTTGCGCTCTATTAAATAAAATACTATCTTTTTGAGCATCGACCGTTACTTTACCTAGTTCTATTATTTCGTCTTGTAAATCTTCAATAGCACCTGCATAACTTTGTGTTACGTCAATATTAACTATACCTGCATCTTTTAAGTTTTGCCAGTATTCATTAGCTTTTTCAGAACCGTAAAACGCTTCTATTTGATTATAAGCCTTTATCTGAGATTGTACATTTCCTTTTTCTTCTTTTAGCAATTCAATTAATGCCTTTTTATCTTCTATTTGTTCTTCTGCTTCACGTTTTCTTGTGTCTGCATGGTTTTCTTCGACCTCACCTATATCACGTAACATCTTTTCACGATCACGACCTAGTAATCTATTAGCTTCTTCAAGTTCACGACTAACAGCATTCATTCTTTTTTCGAACTCACTTAATCCTTTATTTGCCCCTTTACTACCTGTTAGTTTTGATACTAAGCTAGTAACACCTATTACTAATGCACCAATACCTGTAGTCATTACAGCTACTTTTAAACCCTTTAGACCTTTTATTGTTATGCCTAGACCTTTCGATAAAAACTTTTGTGCTGCGACTGCTGCATAAGTTGCTACTGTATTAGCTTTTGTCGCTACTGTACTCGCCTTTTCTAAAATAACCCTTTTTGCTGTTTTAGCCATTAAAGCTGCCTCAGACATCATACGAATACCCATAGCTATAGCAATAGCAGATTGTACCTTTACTTGTATTTTTTCTAAATCTTCAGATTCTACACCCAATAAACCCATAGCACCCTGAGCCGCCATAAATCCACCTGCGATACCTTCACCCATTTTTAAGAAGGCTTCAGCCTTTTGTTGTGGTTCTAAACCCTCTAGATTTTTTTCTAGAACTTTTATTTCAGAACTTGTTTGTTGTATTTCTCTAGACAGTTTCTCAAATGCTTCTGTACCAATTTCTACGTCTTGTATTTTATTTCTTAATGCGTCTAATTTCTCAATTAATCCACCTAACGTATTTTGTGCCTTTGCATCTATTATATTTAAATTTATGTCTATATTTTCTGTTGCCATATTATGTAATTTCTACGTTTGTTAATGTTTCGTGTA